GCAGAGTCGAACCTGCGGATGAAAGAAGACTCGACATGTCTTCGTATGTAAAGAATTGTCACATGTGACAATTCGATGTATTTATACTAACTTAATACCTATGGTTTGTCAAGTGGTTCGGGAACCCGAATCTAGGATCTATTACCCCATTGGATCTCGGGGAAAGCATCCGATACGTTTTTCTTACTGATTTTATACTTGGTCTGTAGTTTATGATCTTTTGTAAGCAAAAGAAGTTCTGCCTCTAGAGGATGAAGACCTTCCAGGATGTTGATAAACATAGTCTCCCTCTTCATAGAGGAAAGTCCATCATTACCACCTTTGATAAAATTGTAAAAATATTTGTATTCTTTTCTAATAGAAGTCTGTCCTTGATCCTGGGAACCCAATGATTGAGAACCCAGTTCATTCATCATGTTTACTGCAGTTTCAATCTTCTCACCTAATGTTCCAGAGTAAGAAGTTTGTTCTTTAGTACTAGCATAAGGCGCAACACCTTCAGGAAGAAGAGAGATTACACTCTCATCAAAGTTCCAAATCAGTACAGTCTGCAAAGAAGGATCGCCATATGTTCTCAATACTTGAGCCTTCTTTGCATTACTTTTTTGTTTTGATGCAAGATTTAGAACTTCAAAAGCGAATGGATTCGCTGGCAGTTTCTCGATAGTCTCGGAAACTTTAATCGAAGTAGCCATAATTTAAATCAGTTTCTTTTATTTAGTGGTCAAATCGTGGATACATCTGACCAGTGTGTGGTCTTGTGGGTTCAACAGCAGGTGTAATCTTCATATTTTTACTTAACCAAAGATCCGTATATCTCTCCCCATTTTGGAAGTCTTCATATGTAGGATAGATTGTATAATCAATATTTGTTGGAAATGGCACTGCAGATCCAAATTCCACATTCTCTACAGATCCATCAACTGACGCTTGTAATCCAGGAAAAACGTAATCAGCCATCAGACTACCCTCCCGCAGAATAAAACTCCAGTAGTTCTAGAACTTTCATTCGTATCATATGATCCATCAATAACTTCCCAGACTTCACTACCACTAATAGTTACTCTATCACCTCTTTGAATGTTTGCATATATTTGGTTGTACTCGAATTGAATAATTGCAAAATCATCTGGTAGATAATAAGGACAAGGCATCAGTTTACTACTCAAAGGTAAATTTTTAATAATATTATTAGAGGCTACGGAAGGATCAATTTCATCATAAACATAGCTATCGTTATCTCTCATCACCGAATTGAAACGAAGTAATCCAGATTCGGGTCTAAAGTACATTCTCATATCCACAGTATCAGAATGCGTAGTCTTAACAACAATCGAAGGTTTATATCTATCATAAGGTCTTTCCTGACCACTTGGATAGGAAGTGTATCCACGAAGCGCAGCTCTCTTGCCGTAGATACTTGGATTTAAGTAACAATAAAAGTCCAGATAAGGTTGCTGATTACTACTATGATCAAAAGAATTATACCTTCCAATCGTGGTGGATCCACCTAAGAAGACATGATCCAAATCAAAGACATTGGATTCAAAATTATGCCAGAACCAAGTTGTCGTCGTGTTGTCAGCTATATCTGATGAAGATACTGTGGGATAATCAAATCCAAATACTGCAAAGTTTGGATCAATACCCGATTTCCACACTCTTAATCTAAGTTCAAAACTTGTATAATTTGTATTAAGTGTACAAAGTGTTTGTAAACTATTTTGGTATGTCCATGCACTGCTACTGTTACTTAACCATCCGTATCTATAACTGCTAGCGTTTTGATTAATATCATAACTTCCATGGATCAAATCAAGTTTTTCGGTCCCAGCGGATCTATTTGGTTGTCCCTTGTGTCCTTTGTAGTTCATACTTGAACTTGGATCTCCATTAGATGTCCAGTTGGGAAAACATGTAGTATGGTCTGTTGGATGATATCCACTAGTTTGAGCACAGTATAAGTTATATGAACTATCGAATGCTAGAAAATGATATGTAGTTCCATAATATTTGTTTGGATTGACATCTTGTTTCCAAACTGCTGTTCCATATGAATACTCACTGTAGTTCATGAACGCTGTGGTAGATCCATAACTTACGCTAGTGATTCCAGCAGAGTCTCTTTGCAAGACATTAATTATAATCGATTCTTCTACATTTTCATGGGAATAATATTGTCTGGTTAACCAATAAGTTCCACGTTCTCCCCACTTTGGTGTCCAACTTCTAGTTTCACCATTATCGAGTCCAGTAACACCAAAAGTAGTCACCAAGTCTCTATTGTTGGGAAATGATGCTACGTACTTATTTGTTAAGTAATACAAATCATAATTATTGCTTTCAGAACCAGTAGAATTAGTAAATTCTAAAGTATCCCCTTCGTAAATTGTATAAGTTAAACCAGAACTAATTCCCTGATATCCATTAATATCGTAACCTTCACTAACGTGAAGGTTCCCACCAGAATCTGTTGCAGTTACAGCATAAGCAGTACCAGTAGGTATTGTAGCATCTACTATTAATTGAACGGTAATATCGGATGCACCATTAGCTGCACCACCAATATCTTCTGCAGAAATAGTAACTACTTCTCCACCAGTATACCCATAACCAGGTCTGTTTACAATAAGACCATCAATTCCTCCGCTGAGGTCAGCCTCTCTTTCAATCCAAAAACTTACACCAGTTCCAATACCACTTGTGCTTATGGGTTTTACATCTTTATAAAAACTATCCTGTGATGCATTAACCGCGCCACCGCCACTAAAAGTAGCAACCCCAACGGCTAGTCCACTTACTGGCGATCCATGAAACTGCGCCCAACTTAAACCAACACCAATAGCAAATAAGGCCTCTTCTGGAGTCCAAGTTCCGGCATTTCCAGTATTTAATCCAACAACGTAAGTGCTTATTGCCATAGGTTAAATTGAGCTCTTCTCCTATTTATTGATGTAATCACTCATCATGCTTCTAGTTGGAGAATAGTTAGATCTGCGGTTATTGATTGGGTAGAACCAGAAAGGTTAGTAATAGACAAGTAAATAGTGTCATTTACGGGATCTTCCATATTTCCACCCATAGTAAATGGGGTGATCATCTGTTGGGTTGAGATTCCAGTAGTAACTACTTCTGCAATTATTCCACTTCCAGGATTAGGATCTTCCCCCACACCTCTAGACGTATCATTGGATCTTGATACACCATCGGTGTATATTCTTACCCATGCAGCAGTAGATACTCCCACCTTCATAAGAGAATATGTCTTAAATCCAGTTACTGTAGTAAATCCCGTAGCATTGTCTGTGATCGATGTAGTAGACGCAGAAACAGTGACTCTATTTTGAAGTGAACCACCAGCCGCGGTTACAGTAACAACACCAGCGGACACTGGTGATACTGTCAATCCATCTCCAAAGTTGACAGTTCCAGCAGAACCAACAACAGAGTCACTATCCTTAATTTCAATACCAGTACCAGAAGCAATAACTCCGATCAAATTAGAACCATCAATCGCAGGTAGTGATCCTGTAAGTTGTGCTGCAGGAATGCTGGTTAGTCCTGCACCAGATCCCGAGAACGATGTTGCAGTTGCAACACCAGAAACATTTAACTGTTGAGTTTCAGTTGTTCCATATACAGTAACACCAATACCAGTGGTTTCTAATTTTAGGGAAGTATCGTAGAAAAGTTGAACTGAAGAGCTCTGTACAATAACATTGGTTTTGTTATAACCCCTAAGATGTACAGCACCATTAGATCCACTAGTCAGATAAAGATTTCCATTGGTGCTCGTAACATATGCGTGATTATTTAAAGATCCACCATGATATATCTGCAAATCATTATCGGCACCAAGATTTATTTTGTTGGCGTCACCTAAGAAAATATCATTTGTAAATGTAGAAATACCCGTTAATCCAGAACCATTACCCACAAAAGAATTAGCAGTAACAACTCCACTTACATTGGCAGTAGTCAGTTGTAAATTAGGATCAATAGATATGGTTGAGATTCCAACACCAAAGTTTGCATTAATACCAGAACTAAAATCAAATGTTCCAGCAACACCTAAAGTGTTCTGATTATTCAGAACGTTAACACCAGTACCACTTGCAGTAACGTTAATTAAGTTACTACCGTCGATGGTAGGCAATACTCCAGTTAGTTGTCCTGCAGGAATATTTGTAAGTCCAGTAGCAGATCCATGGAAAGATGTTGCGGTCAAACTACCACCAACTGTTACTTTCTCCGTAGAAAGAATTGTAGTGTCGATGCCAACTCTTCTATCAGACGCAGAATAGAATCTAATCTTACCTTGACCATCAGAAATAACAACATTATTTGAAGAACCAGATATACCCAAATCCTGGTTAGAACCATCAAATCCACCGAGGACTACGTTGTAAGATCCAGTGTTTATCTTTTCACCAGCTCTAATACCAAGTCCAATATTATATGCACCACTAGAAACATTCTTTAGTGCAAACTCACCCATACCAATGTTTCTACCAGAACCACCAGTCAAAGACTGGAGAACTTGGTCACCAATTGCAATATTTCTAGTGACAGAACTATTGATTGGTAAATTACCAAATCTGATATTTGCATCAGGATTTGATTGGATTCTTCCCTGATTGATTGTGGTTACGCCACTTACACTAAGTTGAGTTGCGGTTGCAATACCACCAGTGAGATTAGTTGCAGAATCAATAGATCCAGAGAATCCACCAGTTGCGGTAAGGATGCCACTGACTAGTGCATTACCTCTTACGTCGAGAGCTTGAAGTGGATTTGTGGTTCCGATGCCTACACTCTGTTCTTTAAGAGCAAGAGGAACTAAATCACCATTTTCAGGGTCAGTGTTTAAGAATACTATTTCACCTTTATTGTTATTGAAAAGAGCACCATCACCAGTTATTGGTTGTAGGTCATCAAATAGAACATTTCTCCCATGGAAAATTCTTATTCTCTTTGTGTCATCATTATCATCTCTAAGATCCAAATGATCTGTGATTGTTGCTGCAGTAGAAACAATCGTAGCAGTATCCGCAGCACCAGCATTAACAGTTATGGTAACAATACCAGCAGATGCTGGAGAAACATCAACACCCGTACCAAAATCAATAGTTCCTGCAGTTCCAACAACAGTTCCCGAATCCTTGATTTCTATTCCTGTACCCGAAGCAGTGACTCCAATTAGTCCAGATCCATCACCAACGAATTTGGTTGCAGTGACTACACCAGTAACATCTATACCACCAGTAGTTGTTTGTAATTTAAGACTGCCTTCATTGTATAAGTAAGTAACTCCACTTTTAAACCATGCGGCTCTCAAATTTGTATCATGATTTATAATCTCTACGCCGTCGTCCCCTAATAGAACTACTTTTCCACCAGTTCTATCGTTCTTTAAAGTTAAATTATTTGAACCATAAACTAGAGACGCATTACCCGTAAGATTGAGTGTACCTGAAGTTCCAGCATCAAGACCTACTTGCAATACACCGTCAATTAAAGCATCACCTTTTACTGTTAGAGTATCTGTAATTACTGTAGTTCCAATACCAACGGAAGATGTTGTACTAATTCCTGATTGATAACTAGTCCACTGCGTTTGTCCAAGGGCCCCTCCAGAAATACTTACAGTAGATATTCCAGTAATTCTTCCATTAGAATCAACTGTTAATACAGGCACGTTAAGAGAATCACCAAAACTTCCTGCAGATGCTCCAGTAAGATTCGTTAAAGCAGAACCATCAATCGCTGGTAATGGTCCAGTCAGATTTGATGCTGCAAGAGATCCATCAAAAGTTCCGGCAGTGATAATACCACTAGTGTTAACACTAGAATCAGATTCTAAAGTTCTTGCAATATCAGCATTAGTCGCTCTAGGTGCAACGACTTGTTGGGAATAGGATAGAATCGACCAAGCGTTTGTATCAATACCAACAATCCAGTCTCCATCATATACACTGGAGATTCCTGGTTTTGCATAAGTTGCAATACCAACATCCTGTCCACCAGTAGATACAATATAGTAATCACCAGTATTAATTCCTGCAGAAGGTAGTGTTGAACCAATAGCAATGCCTCTTGATTGTCCAACTAATGTCAGTGAAGTTACGACACCAAGAGTTGCATCATAGAATCCAACGATGTTTAAGTTAGTTCCAAGTGCATTGACAGATGCCTCCACTCCCGCAAGACCAACATCCGTAGCAATACCACTTAAACTAGAACCATCTCCAATAAATTTAGTAGCAGTAAGATTACCAGTAACTTCTACACCCGTATTGGTAGTTTCAAGTCTTTTAGTACTTCCTCCATACAACCAAACATATTGAGATACTCCGCCACCACCAACACCTAATCCTAACTGACTGCCAATATTTACAGATAATGCACTTCCATTCGTTTTTAATTCAAGACTACCTGATGATCTAAGAGTTACTCCAAGACCTGCTTCTCCAGGCTCAATACGGAAATTTGCTGGACTATTTACACTAGGACTATTAAAATATGTTATTTGAGAATTAAAATTGGATGTACCATTAATGGTATTAATACCAGTAATATCAACATTACCACTAAGTTCTAAGTTTCCAGTATAATCAATATTACCAGTCCCTGTTATAGAATTGTTGTTAAGATCTAAATCACCACCAAGTTGTGGAGTAACATCTCCAATAATTTCTACAAGACCACCAGTTGATGTGACAATAAAATTGCCGGCAGGGGATTCAAATACAGAAATCCCCGCACCGGCTTGAATATTTGTTATAAACCCTACTAAATTTCCAGCAGTTTGAAATCCTACTAGATCCCCATCCGTTGCATATCCTACAAGAGCAGTAGTAGTAATATAACCAGCACCATTGGTTAACTGATTAGTATTGGTTGGGATTGTTGGTAAGTTGTTTAGATTATTATAATTTAAGTAAAATGAAGCAGGTTGCCCATTTAAATTTTGTGCATTCGTTGCAATTCCCGCAGTTTGTGCAAACCCTGCGGTAGTAGCAGTACCAATGGTTAATTGGGATAAATTAAAACCATCACCAAAACTTTGATATATCTCGTTAAAGTTACTATTGATCTTCTGAGCGCCTTGTCTTAAGGAATCACCTGTTCCATCATTTGGCTGAGATCCGATATCAATTGTCTGCTTCGCCATTCTGGGTTACAGGGACTATACAACACTATAATGTATTTAGTCCCCGCAAAATCAGAGTTGGAATCCAGCAAAGGTATCTTTTTTAACGTCCTGTTTGATGCCACCGACAACGTATGACTCAACTTCTGTCTCTTGAGGAGCGACTTGGAGACCCTTTGAAGAGATCCAATGTTCAGTCCAAGGAAGAGGATTATTTTTAGCAGGAATATCATAAATGGGTTTCAAACCAATCGCCTTCATACGACGATTTGCAATCCACTCAACATACTGTGCGAGGAGTTTATCATTCAAACCGATCATAGATCCATCTTTGAACAGATACTCAGCCCATGCCTTTTCTTCTTCAACAGTTCTCTTAAACATGTCGATGATTACGGGTTCCTCTTCCTTAGCAATCTCTTCCATTTCTGGATCATCCCCTTCGCGCCATTTGTTGAGGATGTTTTGAGTAATGACAAGGTGCTGATTTTCGTCTCTTGCGATGAGAGAGATAATTTTAGCGGATCCTTCCATAAGTTTGAGTTCGCCAAACGCAAACGAGCAAGCGAACGAAACATAGAACCTGATGCCTTCGAGAATATTGACATTGGCGACAGCACGATAAAGTTTTCTCTTCAGTTCTTTTGATTCCCATTTAGCAGTAGGAGAATCCTTGAAGTCTCCTCTCCACATATTACCAGTGTCATACTGGTGTGCTGCTTCGACAAATTCATTGTATGCAGAAGTTACCGACTCTGCGCGGGCAACGATCTTATCGTCATCCAGAATGTGGTCAAAAACCTCACCAGGATCTGGATATACATTCTTGATGATGTATGTATATGAACGGGAGTGGATCATCTCCATGAACTCCCATACGGTCATGCACGCCTCTAGTTCAGGGAGTGAACAGTAAGGGATAAAAGCCATCCCAGGACCACGCCCTTGTACACTATCCAGCATGATCTGGTACTTAAGATTGCTGGTGAAGATGTGTTTCTGTTCTGGTGCAAGAGTCTGATAGTCACCGCGATCTTTCTGGAGAGAAACCTCTTCGGGTCTCCAGAAATAACCGAGTTGTTGTTGAGTGAGTTTATCAAAGACTGGATACTTGTACTGGTCATATCTCTGGATTCCCAGAGGGGCGCCAAAAAACATTGGTTGTTTCTTGGCGTTTACGTCTGTAGATGTGTTTAATACGGTCATACCTTCAACTGACATTTAATTCCTCGGTAGTTGTGTTTAGATCTTGCAAGATTCGCAGTCATCATCACTCGTTTCCATAATCAACTGTTCCAAAGCTTTAAGTTGATCTTCTTTTGTATCCTCTTTTATCTCATCTGTTTTATTGTCGTAGGTGTTCTGATAATAAGAAGTCTTCCATCCATACTTGTATGTCTTCAGGAAGTCTTGTGCCATTACTGAGACGGGTACTTCATTGTCGGGATAGTTCTCTGGGTTGTAGGACCAGTTTCCACTGATTGCCTGGTCAAAGAACTTTTGCATGACAGCAACAACATTGATATACCCAGTATTATCAGGCATGTCCCAGAGGAGAGTATAATTGCCTTTGTAGGTATTATACTGAGGGACGATCTGTTTGAGAGGTCCCTTTTTACTCTTCTTAATGGACAGGTATCCGCGAGGAGGTTCGATCCCGTTGGTAGCATTTGACACAACGGAACTGCTCTCTGAAGGCATTTGTGCGGACAGTGTTGAGTGCCGTAGACCGTGGGTGGCGATAGAATTTCTAAGACCTTCCCAATCATAGTTCAGCTCCTTAGAAGTGATCTCATCAACATCACTCTTGTATGTATCAATTGGAAGTTTTCCATCAAAGTACTTCGTTCTATTGAAGTCGGTGCAAGGACCCTTTTGTTCTGCAAGTTTACAAGAAGACTTGAGAAGATAGTATTGGAATGCTTCAGTTAGTTCATGAACTCGATCCCAGGCCTCTTGAGAATCATACTTAAGACCATTCTTCGCAAGGAAATGTGCAAGTCCAATGAATCCAATACCAAGAGAACGACGTGCTTTTGTTGCAAGTTCTGCAGCAACTACAGGATAGTCTTGATAATCAATCAGTTCTTCTAAACCACGAACAGATAGATCACAGAGTTCTTCGAGTTCATCGAGATTCTTGAGTTTACCCACATTTACTGCGGAGAGAACACAAAGAGCAATCTCTCCAGATGCATCATCAATATGTCCGATAGGATCTGTGGGGAGAGTAATCTCCTGACACAGGTTGGACATATTCACCTTATCAATGAACGAAGAGTGGGAGTTGCAGTGGTCAATGTTCATGATGTACAAACGACCAGTCTCTGCACGTTCTTTCAGGATGTCCAGAATGAGTGCTTGAGCTTTGATAGTCTTCCTCGGAATCCGTCCATCAGATTCATAACGTGTATAGAGATCATCAAACTCGTCAGTGCCAAAAGCATCGTACAGACCTGGGACATCGTGAGGACTGAATAGGGTGATGTCTCCATCTTGGATGAATCGTTCGTAGAAGATCTTTGAGATTTGGATTGAGTAGTCGAGTTTTCGGACACGGTTATCCTCTGTTCCTTTGTTGTTCTTAAGGACAATGATGTCTTCTATCTCTTGATGCCAGATAGGAAAGTGGACAGTCGCTGACCCACCTCGGATGCCGTTTTGTGTGCAGCATCGGACAGTTGATTCAAACTTTTTGAGGAAGGGGACCACACCTGTGTGTTGAACCTCTCCGTCTCGGATCTTACTGTTGATGCCACGGATTGCACCTGCGTTGATACCGATGCCCGCCCTTTGTGCAACGTATCTACCAATAGCC